TTTCCCTTCACATCTTTATAATTGTCATAAAATAACGCTTTGGGCTTAATAACCTCGTTTTCCTTTTGCAGCTTTATACAAGCTCCAACAACATATTGATGATGAAACATCAATTCTTCATAGGTTTCAGGGATTTTGGTAAAGTCTGGAATTTTATGATGCAAGCTATAGCTGCCAGTCTTGCGAATGGATGGCAAGACTTCATTGGTAACCCATTTTCGAAAACGCCTAGCCTCTGGCTTATCGCTACGAATGATTAAGACGTAAAGACCAGATTCACTTATTGTTCTTAGTTTCTGTAATCCACCAAGGGTTGGAGTCTGACTCCACCCCTTTTCATCTTCATCCAAGTTCTCAATGGATTTGTGTGGTGAGATTAAATTTAAGACACGTCCAACATCACTTAATACAAACCATGGATCACCCTTATCATCAAGAGTAATGCGGACATTTTGACCTTCAAAAAGAAAAGTTTGCAAAGCTGAGGCGGTGCTATTAGAGGAAGAATTGGCATAGGTGTTAGAGACACTGGTGCCAGGAAAATTTAGAATGGTCATGAGTTTTAAATCCTTATTTTGTTGATTTGGTTGAAAAATATATTGCCTAGCTGGTTTGGGCTTAGGCTATGAGGTAAAAGCTTTGCCTGACGCTTTAAGGTCAGCCAAACAGGCCGCGTACCCCACAATGTCCATAAGGCTGTCATGGTGTTTAGGATCATGGGCAAGCCTGGCTATCTTTAAATCCATCATGCAGATGGCAACCTGGGCTGGAGTGACGGCCTGACCTAAAGTCAGGCTCCACCGTTTGGCAATATGGGTAAACAGCTCTTCAGCTGTCCCATATTGCTTCTTGCGATCCTCAAGCGTGCTTTGCACACGCTCAAGGAAACTTACATTTATTGTATAATCAGGCATGGTAACCTTTCAGTATCTCAAGAGTCATTTTTAGCAGACATAATCGATACCGAACTTCCAAGAGATGAGCTCATCAATGTCATGATACAGCTCAAACCTTTCCTTATGGCAGGCTTGGAGCAATTTTGCGGCTTCTCTTAACTCTTCAATTAACTCATTAATTTGAGCACGTAAGGTGTTAAAAGCCGCCTTACGGATGGATGACAGCGCTTCTCCAAAAACCCATTCATAGAATCGATCAGCACTGGGTTTACGGCTTCTTAAAGCCAGATGGTAAACCCCAATCTCACTGACCAGAGACACTGGCTTGCCGCCCTTCACCTTATCCGAAATAACGACGCACGTATGAGCCTCTTTAAGGGAATCTTTGGTATTCTTAAAAGTAGATAATCCCAGATAGTAACAAACGTCATCCAAAACAAACCAAACTGTCCCTTCATCATCTGTCATAGTATCAAGGGAAAAGCCAAACTTTTTGTTATGGATCGTTTTAAAGTGCTTTAATGGACGAGTATTATCTTGAATGCTGTAATTAGAACGATTATTGAGCTCACAATGAGCAATGGTATTAAGTCTTTTCATGGATATTTTCCTTCTTAGGTTAAAGTTAAATCAGTTGAAAAACGCATTATGTCTTTGGTGGATTGTTGTTTTTATTGGGTTAAAAAACTGAGCTGGTTTCACTGGCCTGAGCACTTACTTCACTCAGCCTTCCGGTGGTCGGGTCATACTCCAATGTGGCGGCAAACCCCGTCTCGCCTTTGAAGCGATTCTTAAGAACTCTCAAAGTCATGTAGTTGGAAGCTTCTGACTGCTGATCCCGCTCAAGGCCAATGACCATATCGCTGAGCTGAGCTACACCACCGCTGCCTCGAAGGTGAGACAGGCTAGTTACGCCACCTTCTTCATGAGGCTTTCCATCAATTCGACGAAGGTGTGACACAAGTATGAGGCTGATTTGCAGCTCCTCAACCAATGAGCGAAGGTTGGTCATGGTCTGGTCAATCATTCGCCGCTCATCACCTCCAGCCAAACCAGAGATGACAATGGACAAGTGATCTAGGATAATGTGTTTGCAGTTTAGGCTTACCGCCATAAACCGAATCCGGTTCAGTAAGGTAGTGCTGTCCATCGAGCCAAAGTGATCGTAAAAGGCCATCTTTGGGATGATTTCTTCCCACACAGTCTTTGTGGCATCATTGGCTTCAAGTACACTATGAGGAGGCTGGTTCAGCTTAAGATGGATGAAAGAGGCCACCGTTTTGCCAAGGTTCTCTTCCAACGCAATGTAACCAACCTTAAAGCCCTGAGTGACCAGGTGTAAGGCGATTTCCCTGCAAGCTTGGGATTTGCCAATGCCAGTGCCCGCACAAATGGTCACGATCTCTCCAAGGCGAATGCCGCCTGTCTTGCTGTTCAAGCCTTCAAAAGGATAGGCAGCAGAAGGTTTACCCTGAGACTCAAGAAGGTATTTCCACGTGTCTTTGCCATCCACAATGCCATCGGGTCGGTATTCTGAGGCTCGCCATATGGCATTGATGAGCTCAGAACCTCGAGTTGCCACAAGCATCTCATTAGCATCCTTGAGTGGCAATCTGCCAATAAAGACATGGCCTACCTTAAACAGCTGGGCACAGGATTGAGCTGCTTTAATGCCGGCCTCATCTTGATCGAACAACAACACGACACGCTCAAAGCCATTAAACCACTCAAGGTTTTCCTGAAGGCATTTGTAAGCGCTTTGCACTCCATTTGGGATCGATACCACAGGCCACTTATTATCAAAGGCTTGAGACATAGACAAAGCGTCAATCTCACCTTCGGTAACTACCACCATTTTACCAGACGACCAAAGATATTTGCCATACAGGGCCTTAGACCCAAGGTTACCGATGACTTTAAAGGTCTTATCCTCAAACCGAAGCTTTTGACCTATCTTGCAACCAGCTTCATCAAAGTAGTTGGCAATATGGCATGCCCTGCCTTTATAGTGACCCACTTCATAGCGCCAAACCTTACAGGTTGCTTGAGTCAAGCCACGCTTGGGTAAAGCTTTGATGGTGCCTTGAATAAAAGGCAGGCTGTTGCTTTTATCTACACCCTCAACCTCCCCAATTGAATCAGGCTGTTGACTGTATTGGCAGCCATAACAATAGCCATGGCCATCACTGTAGCGACCAAGATTATCCTTGCTGCCACACTTGGGACAAGGCTCATGACCGACAAAGTTTGAGGAAGAATGCGACGGTAAAGATGTCATGATTCCTCCTCAACAATACTCTGTGTGATCCAGCTGTCAGGAACATCTTTTTCAGCGAACATAAAGCCATGCCTTTCGCACCATTTGGCATAAGTGGTTTTTGACCCCTTGGACAAAGGAGTAGAAGCATTTTGAAAGACAAACCGAATGTCCACATCAGGATGCTGTTGTTTGACAAGCAAGTGCTTGCGGCGATCCTGTGGCTTGAAAAACCCTTTGGCTTCCACTATCAAACCTGAGGGCAAGACAAAGTCTGGGGTGTAGGTTTGAACACTGTGGTAGACAAGGGATTTGGCCTCATAAGTAAAGGGAATGTTTTTAGCTAGTAAGCTTTTGGCGATCCCTTCTTCAAAGGCAGACCGATAGGGTTTAGAAAGAGACGGCTTCCTCTTCTGCCTTTTGGGCGCATTGGGCTGAATTCTCTTCATCCTCATCTCCTTCACTCGTAAATCCAAAATACTGAGCGTCCATTTGTAATGATTGCGGTTCCTTTAAATTCAAGACCTGCACAGCTTTCAGACGAAGCGACACACCATAGCCCAAGCCAGAGTTTGACCAGTAATTATAGGTATAAGAAACCTTCAGCTCAGACCCACTGCCAATAGCGACATCATAAGGCCGACCTGCTTCATCAAAGATGACAGGACGAATGATGATGGGGTCTTTCCCATCCCGGATAATTTGAGCTTTGTTTCCAAACTTAAAGCTGATTTGACCAGTCTCTTGTCCATTCTGGTCGATCACCTTTTTGTAGGGAATGTTTTTTCGAACATTGGGGGAAATACCTTTGGATTGACGAAAAGCTTCCAGATTCGTTTCAAGTGTTTGAATAAGCTTCTGGGTCTCTTCATCTGAGAAGACCATGACAGCAACATATTCTCCAAGTTCATTGAATTTGGTGCTGGGATTTTGAATGGCTCCAAATAGGAGGGTTCCTTTGGGTGAGGTAAGAGGATTTTGTGTGGGCATAGAATGTGTGTCCTTTGTTTAAGAAATGTAAGGGTTTGGGTAAATTAAGATGAATGAAAAAGCGGCTCTTGAACGAGCCTTTGTTTAAGATGGGTTTGTCATGAGACCTCCTTCCTTAAGAAGACATGGATGGTGATGAAGACATGAAGTATGATGACGAAGAAGGTGGTTGCTTGTAACATGTTACTTGCAGCATGCCGCCTGTAGCAACCTTACCTTGTCTGTCTCAGCCGTAAGGCTGCAAGAGGAGACCTAAGACAGAAGGTTCATGTCACCTTCCTCTTTTTGCCTGTCTGCCTCATCGGGGTGTTTGGACTGGAGGGTAGAAAGACACCCTTCTTTTTTTCTGTCTCCTGCCTCGGCAGTGTCTGCCTCAGAGCAGTTCGACAGGTGTTTGGGTTTAAGGTGTGGGAGGCATCCTCCCTTTGTCTGCTGCCCCCGGCAGTGGCTGCCTTGGCAGTGTCTGCTGCGGAGCAGCTTGAGATGGTGTTCTGTGTCGTTTGAGGCTGCTTGCAGCCCTCGCCCTGCCTCCCGCTGGGCGGCTCGGGCCTCCAGCAGAACTCGAAAGGGCTTAAGTTTGGTTTTAAAAAAATTAAAGCTTTTTAAAAATTAATTATAAGAAATTATAATATATTATAATTATTATAAAGGATGTCATTTTGAATCAATTTTTGTTCCTCCCTTTAAGGGTTTGAATTAAAAAGGTGATTTATTTCTCCTATACGGAGGAAGACCGTTTTCTCCAATACACTGGCCTATGTTATTCGACTGACCTAGAGGGTTTTTTCTCCTATACGGAGGGAAGCTGCTTTCTCCTATACGCAGGGACGCTGTTTCTCCTATACGCGGCCCTAATTTTTGAAAGCCCCCTTTTCCAGTAAATAAGCCATTTTTTAAGGCACACTCTTTGTTTGGTTTATGCAAAAAAGTATGTGGCATTTTTAAGCTGGCTTAGATCAAGTTGCCCAAGAGAAATTTCTGCCTCTTTCCAAAAAGTTTCTGTTGTTGCTTTATCTAAAGTTTGATTTAGAAAATCTTGAAGCAGGTTTTTGTCCTGATACATCCGCTGGAAGCTTTTTCGAATCAGCTGGTTTAAAACTTCCATATCGCCTGGAACAACAGACAAGCTGTCATGGATGGTTCGAATGGCCGTGATGTTATGCCTCTTGGCTTCCAAGATGCACATCGTTAAAGCGGCAGCATCCAACGAGTGAATAAAGTTAGCTGTAATGCCATTGCCTTGGCGTTTAATGTCTATTTTATCCTGAGCCTGCGCTTGTGCTTCCACCCGCAGCTGAAACCTTTGTTTGCCAAACAGTTTGGTTTCTATCTTGTATGTGTTCGATACACGATTGTCTTGAACGACCTTAAATCCAGACGGTGTTAGCCAAGTCGTCGCCTTATTCTGTTTGGCAAGATACCGAGTGGTCTTCTTCAATAGCTGCATACAGCTTTCCACCGAAGGAGCTTTTTGAGGAATGATTCGTTTCAAAAGCCACACCAGATATTGAATACTCTTCTTTCTGTCCCCATGAACTGTTAGAGCCTGGTCTCTTAAGCTTTCATCGATCTGATCTTCCATGCCTCGAAAGGTCACGCCATAGTAATAGGTCATCACTGGTGATTTGACGATCTTCCGGTTAATGGCTTTTTCCCATGCTCTAGCCTCTGGCTTTCCACCATGAGCCGCATCAACATTAATGAGGTAGGTGGCTGCATCACACACTTCTTGGTAAAAATCATGCGGTTTACATTTATCCGAATCTTCTGGTGGCAGCATGTTGGTGGCTCTGCCAAGCTTCTCGTCCAGTAGCAGTGCACTAAAGTGCTGAAGCGCATTGTTGGAACCATCCACTGTAATGGGAAGTGCGCATTTGTAATCATCCCATTCAACCATCAGCTTGAGGAACTCAAAACAGACAGCCAGAAACTGAAACGGTTTATCGGCTTCAGTCCACCAGTAATCAGCAAGTGGGTCTTCAGCTACCCGAATCATCCGTTCAAGGTTATCACTGCTCCAGGAGGTACGCTCATCCATTGATTCTTTGTCTTTACCCCAACAATTAGCCGCATGAATCTTGAGCCATATTAATCCTGACTTACCCAAAGGCTTGGCTTGAGATGCAGCAAACGTGAGAATGCCGCGATTCAGATCATTGCCTTGAGGAGATAGGTAACTGGTGACAGGATAAATCCTTCCTCGGAAGTCCGTATTATGAACAAAATAGAGCTCTTGTCTCTCCTTGTAACTTTGTGCGGTATCGAGGATAAAGGTAACCTCAAGGTTTTGGTTTTTGATGCGTTGGTTATATTCATAGTGAACGGCAGAACCTTCACCAAATCCAGTAACCTGGCCATGGATTTCCTTAACAAATTTTTCAGGCAATCCTGCAAATGGCAATTCTCCAAAGTTTTGCCTCCTCTCCCAAATGTATTGAGCCACTTCCAGAACTTGTTTGTTGATGGCATAGGGCGTTTCCTGCAGATGGTTGACCGCTTCATAAACCTTTGGCATAGCGTGATGCTTTAAGGCTTGCTCATGGGCTTTGGAAAAGGTGCGCACAAATTTTTGGCGTAACGTATGGAATCCTCCCACATGGAAATTCTCCCAATCTTTAGGACGCTCAGTAATGGGCCCAAAGGCTGGAAACCTTCCAGACAACTGGTCGTAAAGCTGGTCAATGGATTCCAACACTCTGGCTGTAGGACGGACAATTCGATGCTGCCGTTTGTGGCGGATGTCAATGATAACCTCAATAAAGCCCGTCACTTCACAAAACAGCTCTATCAGCTTAGCTCCCACAAGAATGCAGGTGGATTGATCCATCTCAGGAGATACGATCTCATAGTGAGCGGCTTGCTTGCGCATAATGAATCGCCTAACAAACGTATCTTGAACCTTTTTTAAATTCTCTGAAACAAGAGTGTCATATAGCCGGCGTTTCTGGTGACTGAAAGAGTCCATGATCAGTTCATCTTGAATCGCTTTGCCGATGATGCTGGCTAATCTGGTAAAGGACGTAGGCTGAGTCAGCTTATCGATGATGCAGCGGCAAGCAATGAGTGCCACAGCCTCAGGTGCGAGTTTTTCAAGGTAAAGGGCTGCTGTGGCCATGGTGGTTGCTTTACCATCCTTGGCTTTAATGACAAAGTCAGCAATAGCGTCTTTAAGAGGCTCAATGGCTGGAGGCAAAAGGATGCGACCAACTTGGGTGACAGCGTAAGAGCCTTTCCGAATGGCTTTTTGGTGAGATACGGCAAAACGTTCTTTGCTTTTTTGAACAAATTTTTCTTCAAAGTGGGTTTTGGCATTGATGTTCGATTCAAGGTCAACATTAAGGTTAGCTTCGAGATGATTCTCAAAGCCAGCCTCAGAACAAAGGGTAGAGTCCATGATATAAGTTCCCAATTAATTATTTGTGGTTGCAGTGTTTTATGATTGAGTACAAATTGGGCATATATCACTTGGGTGTATGTTGACGCAAATGTTTTTTGAGGGCAGAAAAGTTGACCTCTCCTGTGTTGAAGCCCTACAGCCTGTTTTAGGCAAATATTAAATATTGATCTGTATATTTGGGGCAGAGCAATTTTGAGACTCATCTCAAGAAAAAGGCTAAACCCGTGACACAGAAACGATCTCTTCAAATCACTCAAAGAAAAAAGCTTAGAGCCCCCAAAGTTTTACACCCAAAGAAGATGACGGAAAACGTGCCTCATGAGAATCATTTGAATGAAACCCTACTCAGTGCCAATATTTTGCAGCTCAAAGTCTTTCATGCCTGCGTATATTACCGAACACGTAGTTTGGCATCAAAGAAATTAAACATGTCACCCTCAGCCGTAACTTACAACATCCATAAGCTCGAAGGTATTTTGGGAGTGCTGCTTTTTGATCGAGAACCGCGTGGGTATGAGCTAACCACTTCAGGAGAAAAAATCTATCAAACGGTCAATGAAATTTTCTCTACATTACAGTGGAACACCTATCATGATGATGCCGATCAAATAACCATCGAAAAGATCAATATAGTGACCACACTGCCAATTGGCATATCTGTGTTTCCCAAAGTGCTCAAACAGTTTAAAGACATCTTCCCGAAAATTCAAATATCCATTCATACGTTATCTAACTTGCCGGATAAGAAGTTTAAGGAGGCCGACATCATCATCTGGCCCATTGATCAAATCTCCAGTGGCTTTGAAGCCATTCATCTTAAAGCTTACCAAAGTTATCTTTTTGCGAGTCCAGAATATATCAAGAAGTTTGGTAGGCTTTCATCAGCTGACTTATCAAAGCATCCCATAATAGTGACAAAAGTAAGTGGTAATACAACCTTTGATACAAACTGGATCGCTGGCTTTGGAAAAGTCCTTCCTGAGAACATCACAGAAGTGAACCACTCCTATATGGCGCTTAAGTTATGCGAGGCTGGTGTAGGTATTGCTCTTTACCCGCCTGATCTGATCCACAATAGCAAACTCGTCAAGGTCATGGATGAGCCTGTTGGCAAAGCTGATGTTTACCTGCACTGCCATAAGAATGTGATACGGACACAGGCAATAAAGGCTTTAATTGATCTGATTCAAAAAGCTATTTAAAAAAACATAGCAAAAACAGTAAGGTCGACATAAAGGCTCAAAATTCAATCACTAGTGCGTTTTGGCTGTTTCTGGACATTGGGACGTTGGACAGCTCAAAGGCTATTCAGCGGTCGTTTAATGAGGGTTATGACGTGATATTGAGCAATAATGTTAAGCAAACACCAAAATACTACTTAAATTCAATATTTTACAATCTTAATCAATTAAAGTGAGATTCATTCTGTATACGATCATTATGATTCAGATAGTCATTTATACTCAGTAAGCAAAGAGAGTGACAAACTTCAAAAAATTTATGCTAACACACTAACATAAATCCATCAAAAATCAAGTAAAACCAATAGGTTGAGTCGGATAGAGGACTTGATTTTTGCCTTGAGAAATGCTCACATTGCCTGTGTTGAACATAAAAAATGAATTTAATGTGCAAATGAGGATTTACAACATGTTCAAGGGCCATCTTTGATAACAACTTAGAACTTTGCACATAAAAGTTAAAAGCAAAAGAAAATGAGTGCATAATATGATTGGAAAACAGGCAAAGGTTTTAAGAGCTAAAGACGTGGAAAGAGTCCTTCATCACATATCAACCTTAACCTATCCAGAACGCAACAAAGTGATGGTTTTATTATCCATCAAGGCAGGACTTAGAGCTAAGGAGATATCTGAATTCACCTGGGCTATGGCGCTTGATCCTGACGGCAACCTTTCTAACCACATACACCTGCCCTCTAGTGCAAGTAAAGGCAAGTCAGGGCGAATCATACCTTTACACCCACAGCTGAAAGAAGCATTGGTGGCTCTAAGGAATACACATCATTCCTCAGAACCCGATAGGCACATCATATTTAGCAAGCACGGTAGTAAGATGCATGCCTGCAATGTGGCCCATTGGTTCCGAAAAGTTTACGCAGCCCTTGGACTAATCGGCTGCTCGAGCCATTCAGGCAGGCGAACCTTCATTACCAATGCGGCTAGGAAAGTGTCCACGGTTGGAGGAAGTCTTCGGGATGTTCAGCTGCTAGCCGGCCACTCATCCCTTTCCATGACCCAGCGTTACATCGATGCCAATACCGACGCCCAACGCGCCCTCATCGATCTACTGTGACGAGGGCCCGCCCCCACGGGGGGAAGCGCTGATGGATAGCCTAAGGGGTGCAGTAAAAAGTTTTTTTGACAATTTTTATCTAATTTTATTTAAGGTTTTTTATTATCATAAATGTTATTTCAGAACAAATAGTTAAACAATCGCAATATCTAATTATTTGAAAATTATAAATTTTATTTTATTTGAAATTTTTTTATAAATAGTTAAGGTAATTAAGTAACAATAAATAAAGGAGGTTAAAATGGCGAGTACAGTAGTGGGTGCAGCAACAATTACATCAGTCGCAACACCAACGGTTATGTGTGCGACAACTGGAGCAATTACAGCTGGGACAGTAACAACAACTGTAGTGGCAGGCACTGGAGCAGCAGCTACAGCAGGAACTGCTATGTTAGGAACTGCTATAGCTGCAGAAGCTGCAGCAGCTACCACAGTAGCGGCTGTCACCAGTGGTACCGCAGTAGCTGGAGCTACTGCTACGGGCGTAGGAACAGCAGTTTTAGGTGGAGGCCTTGCTACAGCAGGCCTAATTATTGCAGCGCCCTTAGTTGGAGCAGCTATAATTGGTGGAGCTTTATGGGGGATCAGTGCACTAGTTGGAGCTGCCGGGCAAGAGATTACAGGTGATGTTCTTGCCTCAGATGCCTTTGGTCATGAGCCAGGACTAAACTTTGATTTCAGCTCGAGTGATTTTACGGCAGCGATGGATTTTGTCTCTTAGAAAATTGTACAATCTATAAACTCTGATTAAGGAGAGGCTTACTTGTTTATAAAGTAGCCCTCCTTAGTCTGTATATATTATAGATGTATTTTTGTTTTATGTTCTAAAAAACTAAAGGAACGATGAGCAAATTCCCTGTAAAATTTGTTGGCTCTCTTATAATGGTACTCATTAGCTGCCTTTTTCAAGTGCAAGCCAAAGAGGGAGCAACATTTGAAGAGCTGATCTCAGAAGATCGATTGGTTGATAAGACTCTTTTTATTAAGGAAGTTTTAGAGTCGCCAGAAAAGCTAATCTTGATCACTCGCCCAGAAGGTTGGGGTAAATCTGTCAACCTACAAATGCTCAAGCGTTTTTTAAACAAAGAAACGGATGAACAGCATAATTCGCCAGTATTTCATAAATTTGTAATTGAGAAAGCAATAGCTGAAGAAACATCAGTTCAGGCCACTCAAGTCAATCCTGCTAATACCATGAATTTTCTTCAAGGGAAACACCCTGTTGTTTTCTTAGCTTTCGATGCAACTACAGGGTATCAATGCGCAGATGTTATCCTTCAAGTAAAAGAGACTCTGCAAAAAGCACTTGCCCTACACTCTTCCTTATGGCTCTTGAGCAAAGGAGAGCTTTCACACCAAAATCAAGAAAGCGGGGAGTTACTTGAAAGAATAAGGCTAACCAGCGCAAACAGCTCTCTTGAAGATCATTTAAAGAGTTTAACAGTTCTCATTAATTTCTTAAGGGGTCACTATGGTGTTAAACCCTATATTCTTCTTGATGGGTACGATAAGCCATTATGGTCGCTAGTGGAGCAAGAAGAAGCTTCGTGCGGAATGAATGTGCTAAAAACTCTTTTATGGACTTTGTTTCATGGTGAAGCTTCTTTTGAAAAAGGTATTGTAACAGGAGTCTTGCGATTTCCAGATTTATTACCCGAATCGAGTAAAATAGGTGAGAGCCATGTTCTTAACAATAGATTTTCCGACTCTTTTGGATTTACAGTAACTGAAGTTTTAAATCTTGCCCAAGAAAATATTAACGACATAGCGCAGTTTAGAGGATGGTATGGTGGGTACCATATCGAAGATAAGGAACTTTTTATCCCAAGATCAGTTACACAACATGGCAAGAGAAAAGCTTTTACGCCATACGAAGCAAAAAGCGCCCTTACAACTCAAGTTGAAAGGGTTTTCTGGCAAGATAGGTTTCAAAATTTACTGTATGATTTGAGAAATAATTTTACCCCGTCAATGAATATTGGAAAGACTAATCTTACCAGCATTGAAACACCTGAAGATGCGGCTACCTTGCTACTATCCGCAGGGTATCTATCAACAAAAAATATAAGCTTTGACCCTGAAAAGAAAACTTACAATTGTCAAGTTGTAGTGCCCAATAAAGAAATGAGAGCGTTATTTGCTTTACATTTTATGAGGTGGCTGCAGATAAAAGGCATTGCAAAAGAAAGAAGCCAGAATCTTATGGTTGTTACAGATGGGATGAAAAATGTTTTAACAGCCATTACCCAAGAAAATTTAAGTGAACTTGGTAAAGCTATAGCAAGGATCAAAGGACAAGTAGTGTTCAATGATACGATTGTTGCTCTTCCATTTCTCCATGTTGCTGCATTAGTGGGAAACCAGAGGGTTTTTGAAGCGTCAAGAAAAGATCACCAATACTTGCTTACGGCTCTTGACCGGGAAGGACTAAGCATTGGAGATTATATCCGGATAAGCAGAAATCCCCATTTTCTACCTGAAGAAATTTTACCTCCTCCTACTTTTAATAGGCCAATGCCGTTTGAAACTGTTTTTTGTTCTGCCATACGTCCATTAATAGCACCAGTTACTACTGCATCCATGGCCGCCCCTAAAGCTCTTCGGCACTGGCGTCAACATCAATGGCGATTGCTAGGTCGGTTAGGCATCTTAGGAGGTCTGCTAGCGTATTATTCTGATTCACTGGTTTATGAAACCACTCAAAAATGGTGTGATGACTATGATCAGTATCACGCTGTCGATATTTCTAGCCCTCTCTTGTTTAACTCACTTAAGCAATTTGAAAAGTACGTTTTAGAGCATGATGGAGCTTACGTTGTTGCGAATATTAAATGCGATAATGGTAGTGAATTTATCAGTCAAATCAAAAAGTTTATCTTTAGCTTTAGAGATATTACCCCGGGAGTTGTTTTTACATTATGTAGGAAGAAACCATTTGAAGAGCCGAGGAACAATGAACTTTAATATTATGCGGCAGAATTTTTCATGAAAAACTCTTCGCCCAATGATCAAACAATTATTGACAAAGCTTTTCTTGCAACACGAGTGATTCGAAGATATATCGTGTTTTTGGGAGGGGTAATCAATTTGCTCTATTTAGCTGTCCCTCTTTACTCGATGCAAGTATTTGATCGAATTTTATCAAGCGGAAGCATCGATACTCTTGTAATGTTAACACTTGTAATTATGCTATCGCTTATTCTTTTGGGAGGCCTTCAATTTGGCCGCTCCCTGATTATGTTGAAACTAGGAAACTGGGTAGAGGAAAAACTATCCCTATCAATATTTGAAAACGCTATAAAACAAACTGTTGCCCTTAATAGGCGTTCTAATAATCAACCTTTACGAGACCTACAAACTCTAAAATCTTTTATTGTCAGCTCAACACTCTTAACATTTTTTGATCTTCCATGGGCTCTCATTTTTCTCATCGTTTTATTTATCCTCCACCCATATATTGGTCTTTTAGCTTTATGCGGAGGGGGCATTTTAATTACTCTCGGTATTATCAGTGAAAGAACCTCAAGACCTCTGATTCAATTATCAAATGAAGCTTTTATCAAAAGCATGCATCAAGTGGATCATGTTGCAAGAAACGCTGAAGCGATTTACGCTATGGGTTTTTTCTCCTCAGTAGCTTCTTTTTGGCAAAAAATTAATAAACAGGTTCAAAAAGCTTATGAAGTTACCGCACTTAAGCAAAGTTATTTTAATGAAGTGGGAAAATTCTTCAGAATGATGGTTAACCTTCTCACAATAGGCCTGGGTGCATATTTAGTTCTCAAGGGTACGTTCTCTCCAGGAGCTATTCTTGCAAGTTCTTCATTAATCAATAGAAGCTTAGCGCCTTTTGAAACAGCTATTGGTTCATGGAAAGTATGGGTTAACTTTATGCAAGCTTACGAAAGGCTTAGGCAAATTCATATCAACCAAGAACCTTTAAGTGTTGAAAAATACCTCTCGCCCCTTAAAGGCAGTATCGAGCTGGAAAATATATCGTATGCTCCTGGAAATGCAGTAAATCACATTATCCAAGGGGTTAGTTTTAAGATAGATCAAGGTGATACATTAATTGTATTGGGGGCAAGTGGAGCTGGGAAAAGCACTCTTATCAAAGTAATCTTAGGGATTTTAGAGCCTACATTTGGGAGCGTAACATATGATGGTATCAGCATAAAAGAATGGAGAAGAGAGTTTTTGGGAAAGCATATTGGATATCTTCCCCAAGATGCTGAGCTCTTCAGTAGTACCATTCGATTCAATATTGCTCGAATGAACGAAGAAGCATCAGAAAGTGACGTGATCAAGGCAGCACAAAGTGCAGGCATTGAGCAATTGATTCGCTCCCTACCTAATGGTTATGATACTGAGATAGGGGAAGGGGGAATTCGTCTCTCTGGCGGGCAACGCCAGCGAGTTGCTCTAGCACAAGCGATGTTTGGTATGCCAAGCTTGTTAGTCTTAGATGAACCCAATACTTATTTAGACTCAGATGGAGAAATTTCTCTAATCAAGGCGATTCAAGAAGCTCAAAAGAGAAAAACAACTGTTATTCTAGTGACACACCAGCCTCAGCTAATAAATTTTGCAAACAAGGTTCTCATTATGGGTGCGGGTGGAGTGATTTTCTATGGTTCTCCTGAAGAAGCATTTTCATCAAACCTAGCAACACAGATGCTGGTGCAGCCGGAAGAAAAGACAAATTCTTCAAAAATGAAAAGTTCTATTTATGTGTAAAGTAGCTGATTATTTGGTTCATAATTTAAAAACACTAAAAGATCATTTTCAATCCTTATTCCATATTCAAGAGGAAATAGATCAAGATTTAGATACAGAAGCACAACTATGGCGTTATGCGTGGCCGGCTGTCCGAGTATGTTTGGTTATCATAGGGATAGGCGTTGGGTTTTTTATAATTTGGGGTGGTCTTGCTCCTCTTGATAGCGCAGCTGTTGCTCAAGGTAAAATAATTCTTAGTCAGAATCACAAGGTCATTCAACATTTAGAAGGTGGAATTATTAAAGAAATTTTAGTTCAAGATGGAGACCATGCTGAAAAAGGGCAGTCTCTTATTATTTTGGATGATACAGAGACTAGGTCACACCTCAACATAGTTTTGGCGAAAGCTAGATATTACCTTGCTAATGAAAAAAGAATTCTTGCCGAGCAAGAGGAAAATATTGCTCTTATTTCCCCAGATAACGATCTGTTAAAGGCTGGTGATCCAGATGTTGAGCAGATTCTTGAGAGCCAAAAGATCGTCTTTCGATCGAATCACAAACTCCTACAAGGGAAAGCATCTGTTTTTGAAAAGCGTATCGCCCAATATCAGCAGAACATTTTAGCATATGAGGCAACTTTAGAGGCTCTTGAAACAACAAAACAGGCTCAACAAGAAATTTTATCCGCTCATGAAGCGCTTATGAAGAAAGGTGTGGTACCGAAGCTGCATGTTTTAGAACGTAAAAATGCCTATTTTCAGACTATTGGGAAAATTAAAGAAACCAGAGCTCTGATCGTTCAGGAAAAGGAAAAAATCATTGAACAAGAAGAGTTAAAAGTTAATACAAAAAAAGAAACTTTATCCAAGTTAGCTGAAGAGTTTAAACAAAACCACCTTGTGCTTATGACTCAGTTGCAAGAATATCAAAATATTCAAGATATCCTTGCAAGAAAAATTATTAGATCAAGCACTGCGGGTGTAATTAACTCACTATCGTATCATACGATTGGAGGTATTATCCCTCCTAATGGAAGGATTCTAGAAATCATTCCAGAAAACGACCGACTCTTGGTTGAAGCGATGGTCGATGCAAAAGATATAGATAGTATTGAAATTGGTTCTATGGTCAAAATACAACTCGAGGCGTTTAAGAACTTTATTGTCCCAAGAGTATCAGGAAAAATCATTTACCTTTCGGGAGATCGCATTGAAGCGGCATCATCTCCTATGTCAATACAAGATAGCATAGAACTGTCAAGGCCCTCATATTTAGTAAGAGTTGAAATTGATCAAAAATGCTTAGAGAATATCAATGCTCGCGTCAAACTTTATCCGGGTATGCCTGCTACTGTTTTTATCATTAAAGGATCGCGAACTTTTCTTCAGTATTTGATAAGTCCTCTGCTGGATAGTTTTCATCGATCATTCAAAGAAACTTAGTCTTTAGATTAGTTAGAAAAGAAAACCTCTGGATTACGTAAAGGTCTAATTAAACTATTGATATCCATTGAAGGCCGCAATTGTTACTTTTCCCAATCGCACTCTGCCTAAACCTCTCTAACTCTACCTCAAGCAGCTTTTCTTTATGCTCCTGTTCATTCCTTTCCGTATCTTTGGCCATTTGATCGACCCAGTAGCTAACGGCCATGGCAACTGCCTCTAAGCGGTCATCATGGGCCAGTGCGCCCCTGTCTTTCGTAATGCGGGTCATTTGGTAAAACAACTTGTGGGTAGCCTCAGGTGTGGATTCAAAATCCTGCCTAATGAGTCTTTTGTCAATGATGAGGCGATGCTGGTTCATGACCGGTTCAAGCGTGTCAATGATTCGCCGTTCCTTTTGCGTGCTGTGGCGGATTTCTTCCACGGTGGTGTTGTGATGTTTATGCAAAATAGGTTTGAACAGCTGAGTGAACATCCCATCCCCAAAGTTGGATTCAATCTGGATGAGATTTACCTGTTGCTCTTTGGCTATCTTGGCTAAGGCTTCAATTGTTTCTTGGCTGTACCCTCCCTTAAGTCCTCCACTGGCTGTAAGGAATAAATATCCCTTGAGCATCTTGACCACAGCATACCCTGTTTCATCTTGGCCACGGCCCGATGGATCAATGGTCATAATGGAGCCTGTGTAAGAATCCCATTCGTCTGAGATATAGAGTGGCGCATAAAACCTATCCGCATAAAGCCCCATGGTTGGAAGATCAAGAAGCGCTTTATCATAAGATGAACACCAAGCGACTTTGACTGGGGCAATATCAGAGTTGACATCCATCACGATAAGGTCAGATAGTTTCAGCGGATATTTGTTGGCATCACTTAAGGAAGTGTCCAACATAAACTGCAGTGCAAAGCCAGTTTTGCCATAAACCACTTCACGCTCTGTGAGCTCAAGATCACTAAACCGTTTAAGGTCAGTCGGCGTGAGTTCAGGTGTACTTTCCATGAGCTTTTTAACATATGGAGCCAGCCTATTGCCATAAGATGATAGTTTATCGTTAGCTGGTGTTCGGGCTGGCCAAAGTCTTGTGGTGTAACCACTCTCCTCCAGATGATGATAAATGCTCATTTCGGTCTGAGGCGTTCCTAGAAAGATAATTCTGCCCCCTGGCTTAATCACCGCTTCAAACTCTTTGATGGTGGTAAGGAGTTTTTCACGCATCATAGGGGTTTGGGAGTTATTCAACACTTCAACGTCATCAGCAATGACGATATCTGCTCGGCTTCCTGTGATCTGGCCTGTAATGCCAATGCTTTTAACCGAAGGCGCTTGGGAGGCTTTCGCAGGCCCCACATCAAAGGCAATGTTGGCATCACGCTGATTATCTCTGGGACGGATAGAGTAAAGAACGGGAAGCTCGTAGATCAACCTACGCGTGAAGGTGGAAAAATCATCAGCTCTCTGCTTGCTGGCCGAGACCACAAGGATGTTGAGTTGAGGGTTGCGAAGCAGGCTCCAACAGACAAAGGCAGAGGTGATCCAGGATTTACCAACACCACGGAAGGCTTCAATCACACACCGCCTAGGCCCATGCTGAAGGAAGTGGGCTATGTCATGCTGAATGGGCGTGGGTGATGATAAATGAAGGTGCTCCCAAACCAGGCAGAGGAACTGCCGGAAGTCTGTGAGAATTGGGTGAAGTTTGTTGTTTTCCATGACATTGCCTCTTTCATTACTCTTTAGTGCGCATCATCCAGATCATAGGACTGGATATTGTCGAACAGTGCACTCATGTGTGAGCCTGGGGTTGGAAGGCTTTCGATGCCGTTATCTTTGAGAAACTGCCGGGCAACACTCAAGAGGGCTGGCGTTGAATCACCTTCTTTAATACGCTCCAATAACACGAGTGTTAACTGCTCATGGAGCTTTTCGAGGATTGATCGTTGTGAGCTCATGGCTGCTCCTCCCTTCTCATTCGGATTTCATGGGGCTCTTCACTATATTTTATCTGAATATGCTTGATCACCAAGGACGCAATAATGGAGCAAAGGGCTAAAGCTCCCGCCAAATAGGCTTGGGCTCTCTCCAGTTTGCTTAGACGTTTGTCATGGGTTTTGATGTCCTCATTCGTGTCTGATTGGCTAGATAAGAGAGAGTCAACTTTTCCCTCCAGCCTTCCGAGCAGCAGCAAGATTTTGTTTGTGGTGGGTTCTGTCATTCTATTGACCTTTCATTAAGGCTGTGGTGTTTGGGTAACTGACGGTGGTGTGATTGATGGCAGAGGTTCCTGTGTTGGCGCAACAGATGGGGCCGGCTCTTGTGGGGTTAAAGTTGTTGTTGGCATGGGAGTTGGCGAAGGTGTCTGTGTGGGTTCGGTTGCAGGAGCAGGAGTTGGTATACTAGATGGGCTAGGCTGTTGGGCCTGGCCTTCCGGCTGCGACGGGTTTTCAAGCTCAGTGAACACATCATTTAAAAGTGTGCTTTTAATGCTCTCAGCATACTCAGACAGCTCCAGCTTGATTTTAGCTATTGTCTCATTGTGAGCCGTCGCCAACTCTGCTCGGTGAAGCTTGACCTCAGCTTCAAGCTGCTGCTTGAGGGTTTGAGACTCTCTCAAAGTTTGAGTGACAGCTTCTTCCCGTGCTTTGATAGCACCCAAAACTTCAAACATTTCCTTATGCTTTTGCTGGTAATCGGCCTTAAACTCCTCAAACATTTTGGACAAGAGCTGCTTGTAGGCGTCAATTTCTTTTGACTTAGCTTCCATTGCTACCTTGGATTGATCGGTATGATCCTGACAGGTACGCAAGAGTTCCCGGTGCCGACCAGTAAGTTCAGCAATTTCCGCAATGGAATCGAGCCTCGTTTTGATAATACTATCTTGAGCAGCTTTGAGGTTAGTGGACAGGTCAGCCTCACATTTGGCTGTCATAGCTTTTGCTTGATCAATGGTAGCTTTGGCTTCTTGCTGAAGTGCTGCCAGTGTCTTTACCGACTCTAGTGACAAGGCCTCTTTAGCTTGTTTAGCTTCAGCAGCCTCTGTTTTGCTTTGCTCATGAAGCGCTTGGGTTTTGGCCAACAGTTCTTCTAAGCTGGCTTGCTTTTGGGCGGCAACATCTTTGAGTTGTTTTTCTTGGGCTTCAATAGCTGCCAAAGCTTTTTGTTTATGTGATTCAATATTCTCAAATGTGCCTTTGACTTTTGATTCTATGGAATCAGATGCACTCTTAACTTTCATCTCCAAATTATCGGACGCAACTTTGGCCCCCGATTCATAGGTCGATGCCCTGGCCTGCAATTGCTCCAACAAAGCTTTCGCTTGCCCGGCATGCATATGGGCATCAGAAACCGCCTTAATACCCGTTTGAGTAAAGCGATCTTCAATGGCTTGAATCTGTTTGGATTTGTCCTCAATCTTGGAGAGCAGGTCATAAACCTTGCCTTCGACTGATTGAACAGAAGCTTGGACAGCTTTGCTCACTTCTTGATGAGCTTTCACCTGAGCGCCAATAGAATCAGCGGTTTTGGTAAACTGATCCTGCTTTTCTCTAAATATAGTATTCACAAACCCTTTGGTAGCAGCATCACTCTCATCTACCGGAGTGGCCAGACTCGTGATCCGACTCCCCCGCAAAGAACAGATACCATCTGCTGGCACGAGTGCCTTTTCAAAGCTTTCTTCGAGCTCTTGAAGTTTAAGCAAGGACTGTTGAGCATTTTTGGATAAGGCCTCATTGTTGATCGCTCCGGCTTGAAACTTTTGAGCTAAATCCTGGATGGAAGTTTTACGGCTCACAGTTACTTTACTGCCCGCCTTGGGAATGAAGTTCAATTTGATGGAATTGTTGTGAGAAAGATATTCACCCTGAATGGGCTTGCCATCGGGTGGAACGTCTCCTGTTAGGCTAATTTTTAAATCTTGCTGTGAAATGAATGGAAACGGCACTTGGAAGACGTCTGTCTTTCCGTCAGCCGTATAGGTTACATAGCTCATTGCCATGGGTTTTGACTCCTTGGGTTAAAAAAGAGGAATGAAAGATTCTAAAATGGTATTGTTGGTTAAAAAGCTTGATTTATTTGTGTGAACCACCCGAGCGGCTTTCCACCCGGCTCAGTGAACCACTTAAAGCGCTGATTTGCCCTTTTAAGGTTTCAACCTCAGATTGAAGGGAATGCACAGACTGCTGCAAGGAGTTCACTTCGCCCCAACGCTGATTGGCTACACTGACTGCATGATTGGCCACTCCTTCAATGCGGGAGGCATCATATTGAAGTTTGCCTGTGCCTTCTTGAATCAGCTGATGGATCGATTGGCGGAAGGAGGACATTTCATGCGATATTTCTGCCTTTAGCTTTTGGCAGGTTTCAAACGTATGCATGGTTTTGGTATGGAGCTTGTCCATTTGGGCTAAAAGCTCAATACTGTGGGTTTTGAAGTCTTTGAGAATGGGTTCAATGTCCGACTGGATTGACTGTTTGAGCTGATCGATTTGAATGGTGGTTGAAGGTTGTTCTGTCGATCGTTGCTGATGATGAGGCTTTGTGTTTGCGTGTTTTTCCTCATCACTTACCTTTGATAAGCAAGATGCACACACAATTTTAATGCGGGAGCCCAAGGCTGGCGCTCCCAAAAGCTTGATAGTGTGGTTATGGTCAATCTTTTCAAATGGCAGCAGACTGTCATCCACATAGACAGTGAACACATCCTCTGCCTCATAGGCAAAACCGATAGGGTACAGAAGCTGCACCCCATCGGCCGTGAAGGTAATGGTTTTCATGGCAAATTAATTTCCTCTGATCTTCTTTTTGCGCTGCTCCAAAACCTTTGCATTCAGCTCTGGGTATTGTTCCAGCAGTTTGGCTTGACCGAGTTTGCGGTAAAGCTGTATCACGCTTTTAATGGCATGCTGCTTGTGGCCTTCCACATTCTCATCCCCTTCGGGCATTTGCTTATAGCTGGCTGAAGACATGATGGTGCTCAGCACTTTTTTCAAGTCCATATTAGGACTTGGCTTAGCGCAAAGCTTGATGTAATCATGATGCTCCTCTGATGACAGGGAAATGCCTTCGATCTCATCCATCGGAGGCATTCCTGACATTTTGAGCCGAAACATTTCTTCCGCTACTGGGTTTTTGGTGTTCTTGGATGTGGCAATACCTTTGAGCAACCCTTGGCCAAGAGGGCTTGGGTAAGTCACCTCTTCTCCAAACAGGTTGAGCCTTGCTGGCAGTTCCTTTGAATATCCAGGCAACTGGCTTTTGTAAAAAGATATGAGTGATTCTAAATCCTCAAAGGGGTTTTTGGGCGTTAACCTTTGGACTGAGTCTACATCCTTGCGATGTTGTTTGATCACATTAGGAACTAAGCTAGAAAGATAGTTTGCCGCAAATCGTTGGCCATAACGATTTCCATCACTTAACGCGTTAAGCAGATTGGTAAGGCCCACCAAGTAACCCCTCGTATTTATGTTTTGCGAAATGGCAATAAGGGACGCTGTGGCCAAATTCTCTTTTTCAGCGTCTGGCAGTTCGTGGAAGATATGGTGCAAGTCAGCCGCTAAGCCAAAGAACATGCCAAAGGGATCAAGTCGGCTGAACTGCACATATTTGGTTGTTCCATCATCTTGCTGAAGTGCAAAGGAGTATGGCAATCTTCCAGTGTTTCGAAGAGCTTCACCTTTGCCTTTAGGAACACCACCAGTAATCACACCATCTTCAGCCAGAGAAAAAGCCGTCGCCCATAAAATCCATCCTCCAAACAGTTTGCCTAAAGCTCGGCTTTGCACCATTGGATCAGAAGAAGTTAGCTCCTGCCGATATTGCTTGGAGAGAAGATTCAGACCAGGCGTCCTATGATGCGCAAACTTAAGGATATTTGCCGGCGTGCGGATAAAGGGAATGATGAACCTTAAACCAGGATGTTTATAAGCCATTTGGTTTAATGTGTGGGATAATGTTGCTTCTGCTAATGGTGTGGTAAAACTGACCTCGTCTGCAAAGGCAAGCGCCTTTTCATGAAGGTTGCCGTACTGTTTGGGGTTTGCAAGAATTGTCTCGTAAAGTCCTTGAGCTTCCTGGCCCATTTGGCTAGACAGCTTAACTTCACGTGCGGCCAAAGCTCGGATCGATGATCGGTAGTTGATGATCTTAAAGAACTCATCTTCTGCCAAGAGAAACCGCCCAGGAAGGTTGATGGCCTTACCCAGATAATCCAGTCCATGGATCATCGATGAGCGAATCGCTTCAGCATAGTTGTTTTCCTCTATTGCTTTCATGATCGATTCTGTGGGATTCGATCCCAAGGGTCGTAACCCAAACCTCTCGGCACTAATGGCTTTGGGCCGGCTAACATCATTGATGCCATGCTGGTTGATGAGGTTACGATCGGCCATAAAGGCTTTGGTGGCTCCTTGCAGTGGGTTGGCGTGAGTGAATGTTTCATCCGCATGACGGCTTGAACCTAAAGCCGTCCATCTCACAATATCCTTCAAACTGTCGAAGATGCCGCGAGTGAGATACGTGCCCTCTAGAAGCAAATCCTTATCGGCCATAATAAGCCCTGCCGTAAACCGCTCCAGTGGTTGCCAAAGAGTGTGAGCCGCTGTGGACATTATGTTGACGGCATGGGTTGATGGGCCTGATAAGACGCTGTTCATAAAGTATTCCAACACAGCGTCCCTGGCCTTCTCATAGAATGAGGGTTTAACCAGTTTTGCGAGCTCCTCATTGGAAGGGCAGGATGCAAACGCTTTGGCTAAAGCCCTGATGTTGGTGACACCCCCTTGCGCTTCAAAGATTTCGGTCAACTGTTTTTCGGATAGCTCTTTGCCATAAAGAGGCATTTTGAGAGTATTCAGTGACCTGGCTATGTTGGACTTAATCCCTTGGTACATTTTAAGGGTTTCACCTGTCAGGGTTTTAAGCCTAACAAAGTTGGCTATCTGCTCGGCTCCAGCTTCCCCAAGATCAATCTTGACCGCTTCACGACGCAAGGTTTCAAAAAGGCTTTGCAGGTAAATGCCTGAAGCCCTTAGCTGCGAGTCCATCAGTTTGGAGCTATTGAACAAAGTGTTCAGTGATGATGTGACATTCTCAGGGCTAGAGCCAATAATACTGGCAATCTTGTTGGTATCGGCCCAGGTTCTGGTATTCCCAGTTACGCTGTTAATGCTGTCCGCAAGGACGTCTTGGAGGGTTTTCATGACTTTGAGGGTATCGTCTGATGATGCAATATTGGCAAAGTTAATGCCACGCCCAATGACCCGGCTTGCCGTTTCTTCATCAAAGTTTTGTAAAGCTTCTTGAAAAGCCTGCACTTGATGGGTTTGCAGAGATAACAAAGTCTCCCCTGAATCAGCTGTAACATTGTGGGTTACAGGTGTGGATTCGACACTGAGCGTCGGGGCACCGAGTGCCTTGGCACTAAGTGCCTCTTGGTCAAGGTTTGCGGATACTTTAGCTTCAGTAGCAGCCTGTCGTTTAAGTTTATCAGCATCAATTGCTTGTTTGAGAGACTCTGGCCAATGGTCTTGCTCACCTTTAAGGAACAAACTTTCCAAATCCTGTTTGGCAGCTTCGGGTAAGTCAGCCCAACCTTTCGACTGCAAGATGCTCACCCAGCGCTCTGAGGCTTTAGTCATAAAGATAGAAGAGGTGCCAGGAGTCATCACCTCACCATTATGCTGCTCGGTTAGTTCCCTTAAAGCAGCAAAATGATCCGAATGACTAGCAGAACCAGCCGTTTCCAAAATGGTTTTGTGGATCAAAGCTTCATCGTGATGATGTCCTGACCAGTAGCTTAAGTCACTAGCGGCCTGCAAAATGCTAGTATCAGGCTCATAAGCCTCACCAGTACTTGAAGTCACTCTTTCCTTATGGGTTTTGAGCCAACGCATCTTTTGCACCAGCTTGATGATGCCTGATGTGAGCCCACCTAAAGCAAGTCCCTCAACGCCACGCTTGAGGCGCGCTTCAACCTCACCATCCAGTTTGTCAGCCTTAAGCGCCTCAAAGATGGGTTTAGTCAATTCCGGTCCATGATCAGCCACCAGGTTGCACAGCCGCTCTTCATAAGGATCAAAAGCCACACTATCGGCAATAAACCCAGCCCCCGCAGCTAAAGCGCCTGGCGCTTTTTGCGCCGCACGTGATAAAACATTTAAGGCTTTCATGCCTTTCAGGGCCCAGGTGAATGGCAAAGCAAACTGCGCCACATCCGAGACCAGATTGCCAGTTACCGTTTGTGGCGCGTTCACATTGGGAAGGTGGGGAAGCGCAAATTCAAACTCAGGTGCCAATAAATGCACTGGGTTTTCAACCACAGGTTTTAAGGCGTGTTCCAATGTGGTGATCGTCTGATTAACGCCTTCCACCATCCCATGCACAGGGGCTTTAAACACTTCTGACGAGAAGGTAAAGTCACTCATATCATTTAAAGCACGGCTAACAATGCCTTGCTCCTGCTCTTCGACTTCAAGCCTGCGGATGAATGCATCCGGTACTTTGAGTTTCTGTGATTCTAAGTCAGGAGATGGTGTTAAATCTTGAGGTTCATAAGCTTGAGGAAGGGCGAGTGTGTTGGGTTCCATCGGTGGCTCCAATAAAATAAAGAAAATGTAAAAAGGATATGGGCTTAACTAATGCCTGATTGGTAAAGGGCAGCTTCAGCCTGACGGCGTTTGACAAGTCCTGGCAATATTTTACCTCCAGCCTTTATCCATTTGAGGAATTCCAAGCAGGCTTGGGGTTGATCGCCTCGATTGATGCAAGCCCTTAAGGTAGAGCGCTGAAAGGCTCCTGCCCCAAGATTAAAGATAAACGAAATTATGGCATCTACCTGAGGTTGAGTGAGGGGCACGCGCACAAGACGGCTTAAGGCTTGAAGAGCCTTTTGCGCATCGATGAGTAAGAGCTCTTCGGCTTCATGTTCTGTAATAGTTTTGAATTTCTGATCTTTACCAACCACATGGCCATACCCAATCGTGACATATCCGCCAGGGCATGTGTAAGGTTTGTTTTTGAATCCTTCAAAGTGTTTGATGAGGGCTAGCCCTTTGTGTGAGATTTGTAGCATAGCTACCTCTTTCGGTTCAATGCACGATGCCCAAACCAGAAGGACATAACAGCCGCAAATAATGCTTCATCCTCGCCGCTCCAAATATGGATCAATGCCGTGACAGTAGGGACGTTTGAGCCTGCAACCCAAGAATACCAGCTGGCGAGCTTGACTGCCGCATAAAGGCCAAAGAAGGCATAGGTGATGACTGGTCTCACAGACCCAGCTAACCCATCCACCCATTTAACCTTGACACGACGTTGGCTTTGGATCAGGGCGATTTGTTCATTGGATTCGGAAGTTAAGCGGATTTCCTCCAAACGATGCGCATGGCCAAGTTTAGAAAACTCCATTTGCCGATCCATAATGGCAAGTTCCTGGAGGCGATCTCGGTGTTGATTGATAAAGCGCATGATCTCAGGCATGGCGCTGGATAAAAAGCCCAATAGGGCCCCACATAAAGCGAGCATTTTTCTCACTCCTTAAAATGAGGGATAACGGTCAATGATTTAAGTGTTTAGATGGCTTATAACGGGTTATTCTGTAACGAGTTACTTGTAGCGAGCTACTCGAACTGGCCGTTCAATTCTTGCAGAAAAGCCTCAAACTGCTCTTGCGTCATACCAGGCTGGGTATCTAGATACTCTTTGAGCTTTCCTTTACCTTGCTTGTAATCAGCCACTGCTTGTTTAAAATCAGCCTTGGATTGAAACAGCTTTGGTGTCTTCATCATTTCTTCTTTATCATAACTAGTTGCAATTTGAGGAGCTGGGCCAGATACAATCTGTTCTTTCAGTTTCTGATACTTTGTCTTAAGGGTTTGAGCAATTTGCGTGGCTTGCTGGCTTAAGGCAATAGGATCACCGGCTATCTCAGGCTGAGCTCGTTGCAGTGTCCAGATTTCACGATGGAACTCTCCTTGAGCTTCTGCGGCAAGAGAGCTCAATTGCTGCCCTTTCTCGGTCGTGCCAATGAGGAGCGATTCCAACTTATTGGGCGCTATGGCATCGGTCAAAATGTGCTTAGCACTTTTAACGGCTTCATGCTTGACGATATCCGCTTGTGCAAAGTGGGTTTTGAGCGCTGCCGCTTTATCTTGAGGGGTGAGGAAAGATGAATCCAAAATTTGTTGCTCTGATAATCTTCCTGCATAAAGATCGGCGTAAAAGTGCTCTTGCCCAGCTATATTGTGTTCAACCTGGTATTCCATGACCTGTTTTCGCATTAGCTCTACTGTATAAGGTAGATCAGTAACCCCAGCGTCAATAGCTTGGGCCTCAAGATCGTGAGATAGTTTGTAATTCGGATCATCCATGAGAGCCCTTAAAATGTTGCTTTTAAAGGTGCGAGTGAATTCACCGCGCTGACGATTTTTTCGGTGGTGGGCTCGCTCCTCATCCCGCCACATCTCATCTTCAATGTGCTTTTGGGCTTGAAGAACCTTTTGCTTCACAGCTGGGTTATCCGAATCTATGGCTTTGAGCAGGGCATCGCCATGGCTGCCTCCCATCTCCAAAGCTGAGACGATTACACTGTTTTGAACACGCTCTTCGACTTGGGGTTTGGATAGGCCAGTGAACATAGCCTCAGCCTTGAGCTCATCGAGTTTAGTTTTAAGATCGTCACCCGAGAAGCCTTGCCCAATAACAGCGGCTACCTCTTGATCCAAGATTTGCAGGCGTGACTCATGCAAATAAGCCTGTGTATAAGCCGTATGGTGGTTGAGCAAATTGATCTCAGCCATTTCCATCTTTGGCTTAAACCCTTCATACCAATCATAGTCCCCGCCGGGGGCGAGGCCGCCGTCTGAGGCACCGACCTCAGGCTGAGATGAAAGATAACCTTTTCGCACCTCCTCCATAAACTGCAAGAGTGAGTCTTGGTCAATACGTTTGCTGCCCGTAGCATGGTCATCCACAAACTTGATGTTATTTTTACCTTCCCACAGCTCATAGGCTTGATTTAAGTTTTGCGCGTAGGTAAGTCCGGCTAATCGTCCCTTAGCCTCCATAAAGCCTTTGCGAAAGTATGGTGAGTCGGTAACATCAACCCTGCCAGCTTTTACCGCCTCATCCCAACTTTGATAGTTTAAAGCCAGCTCCTGGCCAGAGACAAAAGCGGCTTTGTTTTCAGAGTCGACCTTAGCCAGCATCATCTTTTGTAAGGGGTCATTGAATTTAGATAAAGCCGCAGCCAGCTCACCGAACTTATTGTTGGGAGCATAATTCTGGCTGGGTTTTATCACCACGCTTTGATCAGCTGGGGCCGAGACAGGCTGAATGGTTGCAGTAGGCAATTGATAACGTGGGATCATCGAATGCCTCCTTTAGCCATTTGCAACGATGAGTAGGTGCGCATCAAATCGCCGCCTAAACCTAACAAATGAGCCCACGGCGATGGCTTTTGTACAGGCGTGGTTGGGATCACATTATTAGCTTTTGAGAGCATGTCATGATGCATCCCCACAGCATTGCGGTAGGATTGAATACCCTGGTTATCCATGTTTTTACGCGCAGTTCGATCGGCCGATGAGAATTGCCCAGCGATATGACGCATCATGTTGTTGATGGATACACCGCCAAAGCCCGATGCAGCAGCGCTGGCTTTGGCATGGCCGGCAACTTCAAGGGCCTGTTTTTGTGACATTACCAATTTCTGGCCGGTTGCCATGTATTCTTCCGAAAGGCGGGATTCAAGAGCCTGGAGGTTATTGTAATACGCATCATAAGCATTCAAGGCATTCTGGTGATTGATGGCTTCAATCATGGCATTGTAGGCACGCTGAGAAGCGGCGTTCTGCCGAGCTTGCATATATCCCAACAGGCTTTGGCTAGCCGACATGGCAGCGTTCATCGCCATCAAATGGGTGGAGGAAATGGGAGTCATGGGAAGGGTTCCTTATAATGAAGGACAAAGACTTCTTTAATTTTTCTATGATTTTTTATAGAATGAAGTTAAAAGATGACGATGAAAGCAAATACGCTTATTTTTTCAAAGAGTTTGGAGAGTAAAATGTCAAGAGTTGACCTTTCAAAAGAAATTATTAACGAAGCGCAGCGCTATGCAAACATTAATAAGCGATCTCTCCAAGAACAAATTGAGTACTGGTACAAAGTTGGCAAAATGAGTGAAGAGAATCCTGATTTGTCCTATAAATATATAAAAGAAATTCTTTTGTGCCTTGAGGAAGAAAAAGAAGGCAAAGCTACCCCCTATACTTTTGATTCTTAATAATAGGTCAAAGAAGAATGAATGTTGTGGCAATCCCTTCATTTAGGAAAATTATTAAAAAGCTCCATCCTAATCAAAAGAAAGTCTTAGATGAGGCCGTTAGAAAAATATGTGAAAACCCTAACCTTGGGGAGCAAAAAGTCGGCGATCTAGCTGAGGTGTATGTTTATAAATTTAAAGTCTCCGCTCAATTAATGTTATTGGCATATAAAGTAGATATTCAGGAGGCAACCCTAACACTTCTCCATTTAGCACCCCATGAAAATTTTTATAGAGATTTGAAAACAAAAAACCACTAAGCATACCGTAAAGATACATAACAAACTGCAGTGCGTCATCTGAATCCGTGCCCAATAAAGCTCAAAAAACCATTCTGTTTGGTAGAATATTTTTCTCCACTTTGACTTACTTCAAACCCCAACTCCTTGAGCCACCTGATCGCCGTTGTATTTTGGCTATAAACATAATTTGTTAGCGTTGGGAAATGGGCACAAAATTCATTGAGGGCTTGTCTTGCCTTAACCATAAAATTCTTGGGGTAAGTCCTCACTTTGTCGGAAGTAAACGCCCACGGAATACCGATTTGGGGGTCAGTTGGATGAGGCGCAACGCCACCCAGGGCAATCACTTCCTTTGATCCATCTTTATTCTGATAAATCATCGAATATGCTATTTTAGAAATAGCAATGGATTGGATCAGTAAGCCAGTTGGTGCACTGTCGAGACAGTCTCTTCCTGAAGCAGCGGCAATCTCCTCCAAATCAGCCTGCTTGAGGTTTGGGGCCAATTCAATCGCATGCTTTTTGGTTGCTTTCACAACCTTCAGTTTGGAAGCTTTAATTGATTTGGCCATGAGTATATCTCCAGGTGGAATTTTGAAATAAACACGTTTGTGGTGCTGAACAGATAAGTTTGACAGTTAGCCCCTCGGCTCGATCCAAGATCAAGATGCGCTGAGCTTGCGGCTTGGTTGTGGTTGGAGTGATGCTGCTTTGGGTAGGCAATGTACCATCGGATTCAATGCTTACATCAAAAGTTGTTGTACCTTGTGTTGTGATGATCAAGTCTTTCACCAAGAGCATGGCCTCCAGTTCTGCGCTCACATGCCCTGATTGAGCCTCGCGTTTCACCAAGAATGGTGAGAATGTATAAGCAAAGTCATAACCATAACCTACAGCGATGGTTTCTTTCGAATAATTCCCACCAATCTTGCATTGGTTGCTTACTGGATCGGTGATAATCTCCAGTTCTGTTCCATCCTTGGTAAATGCTTTTATGCCATTTTGAGGAAGGTATGGCAGACTCCAGGATGTATAGACCGTTTGAGGATCAAAGGTACCATTGGTAAGTTTTGTGAGCGTGTCCAGATAAATGGAGTGTTCTTCTCTTAAGGACATTTTAAGCATCAATCGCTCACCTCTTGGGGTTTTCACAATAAAGTCAAGCCCATCCGCCGTCGTGGTCACGGCCTCAATTTCATGAGGAAACTCCCACTTTGTCCAAGCCGATTGAACCTTGATGTCCTTGCGCCAATGGTATTTGTATATGTAAATGCTTTTGTCTTTGGGTCTGTAGAACCCAAGCAGCTTTTCCTTTGTGAGTGAGAAACTTTGAGTGATTTTGTCAGGCAAGAAAGATGGCACATGATCCGTCAGTGTTTCGATGGTGCTGTTATCATAAGAATCAGCTAGTGTGGGTGAGATTTCTCTGACCTCTGTTGAGTTGCCATGCTTTGTGGCAAACACAATGCTTTGTTCTGCTTCCATCGGTTTGGTGGTGATACCTGAATAGTGACTGTAAATATTGATGCTCACCGTATGTGGGCTTAAAATTTCTTTTACCGTCAGCAGGAACTGATCTTGGGTTGCAAAAAGTAATAGGTTGCCATTGAGAGTGGGAACTGCATAGCCCAGTGATACAGGTTGGTTGGCTGATACGGTTAAATCAATGGGATCAGAATCAATCACTGTAGCCGTTGTGGTTGGCCAGAAGTTCGTAATATCGTCAGTTTCTGAAAACACAATGTTGCTGCCACACAAAAGCCCAAGCCTGCCTTTGTAAAAGACCATATCGGAGATGGGTGTGCCAATAAACGAGGGCTCAGGAGCTGTTTGATCATCGCCAGCATCTCGGTCTTTCCAAGTGGCGGGTTCAAGTTTAAACTTACCTTCTTCATTAAAGGTCAATTTATGTGGCATGGTGGTTGGATCAATGGCGTATTTAAGGCCACCTTTGACCGTTTCCGTCCAAACGCCATTACCTTGATACCATACATAATAACTATCTTTAGGAAGAGTTTTGTTTTGTCTTTGCCTTGGATCACTGCTGACCTCAACCGTAAAGCCTACAAAGGCTGTGTGGGGTAATTCTGCAAAATCTCCTGTGGTGTCCTTGATCCCTTGAATGCCCTGATCCCCAAACCCATCCATGGCTTTCAAGGTAAAGTCAGTTTGTTCATTTTGAATCAAGATTTTGGAGCCTTGCTGTTGGAGCTTGAAAGAAGATGGCAATGAAGAGCGCATTTGGGAATACAGGCTATTGCAGATCATATCCGTATCAATGCCCTGATCGCGAGATAAGCCTTTTGTGGAATGGCTAAAATAATGTTCGCTGCCACCCACAGTAACAGATACCGAATAGGTCGTATCTCGAATAGCTTGGCGGATGAAGACCATGCCTTCAAAAGGCCGTTTGGTATCCAAAGCCTCCAACATTTGAGGGGTTTTATCCTTATTCAAGATAAAAGTTTCATCGGCAATGGTAATAGCCGCGAAGTTTTGTCCCATAAGATACGGTGAAAACCCACCCTCGACAGGTAAACTGTTACCATTGGGATCGAACACATGAAGCTGGCCAGGCGTAATCACCAAGGTAAAGGCGAGCTTCTCGCTGATCTCAAGGTTTTGGCAAAAGAGGATGGGTTCGGATGTGGGAATGTTCAGCTTAGTTTTAAGGGATGTGGGCGGCCGCTTGCGCAAGCCTTCAGACAATGAGGGCCAGGTGTTGAGCTCATCTTCGCTCATGGTGATGCCACGAAGGTAGGCAGGCTGCTTTGAGATGCCGCCACATAGATGAGGGATCAGCTGGGTGTGCAGAGCTGTCATGGAAAAAATCCTTTTATCGGCGTATGAGAGGGAAGGTTTTTAAATTGAGTATGTTTGGCTGAGTGGTTTGATTATCCGAGTTCCGAAGAGCTGACAGAGCAATCATCTCGTCCCGCTCTTGAAACAGATGCTGGGAATGAGAACCGCCCACACGGTCTTGGAACATCCGTCCCGCACGAATCAAGATGTAGCGTCGAAAAGGTTCTGGTAAATCTTCAAACTCAAATTGCCAAACAACATCAGCATGAATGGTTTGTTTGAAAGTGAAGCTGTGGCGCACCGGATCATACAGGTAAAACTGTTTGCCAAAAGTGCCAGTTTTGCGGCGCATGGTAAGGCCAACATGATATGGCGTACCTTCCAGTTTGAGCAGTCCTGGAGGAAGTAAAATCTCTCCCTCCTCATTGGGCACAAAGGGATAAGCGTTTTCTGTGTTAAACCCCCAGCCAGAGGCCTGCACCTCACGGGTGACATCCTCCAGCAAGTTCACAGCCATAGTAACTTCTGACCGGCTCTTAGTTTCAAGCTGATCAGCCGTGACCGGTCTTAGACCGATGCCAGACAACATCATGTTGATGGCATCCAGCCTTGAAGTGGGTGCGAGCATATAGGTTGATCCTTATGGCTGGGGTTTTGGGATATTTATGAATGAGTGGTTATTTTGCTTGAACTGGAGCGTTGCTCTTCTTTCTCAACTCCACGCATGCTTCAGGGCGAAGGACACCAGAGCCCACAGCCATCTTGGCAACTGTCCAGAATCCTTGCCGGGTGATGTCATATTCAGACTCGGTCGCCATCTCCATCAGCTTAACTGTGCCAACGCCTGTCTTGTGCATCACAAGAGCCACAGTGCTGGAGAAGTCCCCGCGGTATTTATCAAGGCCATCATTGATGTTGCTGTTAGGAAGGTTATTGGTTTCCACAATGGTAATGCCCGCAATCTTCAAAACTTTACCATCACTGTAAGCACCGCTGCCGCCCCAGTCTTTGTTCAGCACCGTGGTGTTTCTCGCCAGCATATAATAATGCTTTGGACTTAGGAATATGAAACGATCTTGTGAAGGAACATCTTTCTCATCGAGTAATTGAGCCGCTTCAAAAATGCTCTCGGCCAAGACCATGCTGTCAGAGTCAATTTTGTCCTTTTCTAAAATGCTGCCATGGGGGCCACCGCTGACGGCTGGGCCCGAGCGTGCACCCAGAATGCCGGTCTTGAGGACGTTCTGATCAAACCTTCTGGCTAAGGCAAACCCAGCTTCTTTGGAATAAGCGGCTCTGACATCATAGCTGGACATCGCTTCATCAATGCTGGGAAGGAAAGATGCTGAGACTAGGAGGTCATCAATGGTGATCACACGTTCACCATGATTGAATGCTTGAGGGGCGATCACTTCCCCTGGCTTATGGTAATAAGCATCGGCTTTCCAAAGAGCTGGGAAGGCAGCGCTTTTGCCATTTTGGATGGTGCGCACCATATGGCGGCTCATGGCCACCGTGCTTTCTTCAAAGGCGGCCAAGACTTCACCGCTGTAGACTTTTAAAAACAGTTCGCGATCACCAGTCTGCGGATTGAGACTGTTGATACCTGGACGTGAGGGAGTAAACGTCATGCTTTGTTCTCCTTATAAGGTAGGACGTTCAATGGGAAAATCTGAGGATTGAATGAAAGATGAGTAGTTTTAAATTAGGAGGAATTACTAAAGGATTCGAGATCGAGCTAGTTTATTCTCCACAGCTTGTCGGTAAGCTGGGTCTTTTTCATAGCGTGGGTCTTTGATGGCTTCGGTCACTTGAGCGAGCGATTCAAAGACACTGGAATCATGGCCGCTGCTTCTTCCTTGGAGCAATGATGGCTCTTGATCCTTAATGTAATCTGCATAAAGCCCCTTGATGGCCAAGATGGCCGCATCCATATTAGGCGATGTCGTCACAATCTCGTTAAAGGCAATAATCTGCTCTTTGCTTAAGCTGTGAGTAGCCCATTGCTGCATCTGCTCAAAGACTTCCTTGCCACCCACAGCTGCATAAGCTTTTTGAACCGCTTCATTAGCCTGAGATTGGACGCCCTTTATGTAAGTGTCCACAAAGGGTTTGCTGATCCCAAGCTTTTCCAGTTGCTGGTAACGCTCTTCAGAAAGTGTGCCCTGTTGCTGATATTCTTGAGTGAGTTCGGAAAGGAACTGTTGGCTGATGGGTGGTTCTGAGGCTTGAGGCTCTGGATCGATGGTTAAGTCTGGTGGTAAAGAAGGTTGAGGCCCTGTAGATTGGGTAGGCTCAAGCTGAGCTTCGGGTTGAGGGGATGCCTCAATGATATTGGATTCTAGTGTCATGGGAAATGAGTCTCCTTTTCATAGGTAAGGCCTTAAAGTTGAAAAAAATTCAATGGGTTTATGTAACCGGAAGACCAGGCAGCATTGGTGTTTGAGCTTGCACGTGTGCTTGCATCTGAGCTTGCTGCTGCAGCGCTTGTTTTTGCATAAGCTCTTCTTCGGACAAGATCAGCCCCTGAGCATCCAAACCTCTGGCTATGCAGAGGCGTTTGATCAGCTCTTCTGGGTTAATCCGCATGAGGATTTCTGGGAGGGCTTGGCCAAGGCTGGCTAAATCTCCCACAAAGCTCTGGAGCTTCAGAAGATCATGTCCACGGCCCAATGCCTCTAGGCCAGTGACAATCATGGGTCTGACCATGCCCTTAGGCAGCTTGGGAAATAAGCCTCTGCGCTCCATTTGATGCATCAGTCTTAATATCAAGGGCAACTGGAACTCTTGGGAGAGGATAGAATATACACCGCCTAGCGCATCTTCCAGCTCTCCGGCCATATGACGGATTTCTTCAGCTGTGACTCGCTCACCTTGCCTTTGGATAGAAGAGTTGAGCAAGAAGGCGTAAGATAGCCGCTGTGTCATATGCTCCATGGTTTCTCGGGCCACCCGAAAGTCGGCATACTTTTGCACTTGAAGGACTGTTACATCTTCAGCGTTACCTGAGCGTATGGCTCCATTAGGAGATTCGGCCAGAACGGTTTCTTTCGTGGTGGAATTGGGTTTGACCAAAAACAACACCTTTGCGGCAGCCGCACTTCCCTCCACAATAGCTTTGGTGAGTGTTTCCAGACTGTTCAAATCACCCAAATATTCTTCCACCAAGCCTCTTCCGTAATCTTCTCCATCTACCCGAATGAACCGAAGGGGAAGCCAGGGTGAACAATCTTTGGGATAGGTTCCCTTGGATTCAGGCACCAACACGCCGCCTACCTCTTGCAAAACATGCCACTTATCATCTTGCCAAGTGATGCTGGTGAAAAGGTCAACAGTGGTTTGGTCAGAGGATGAGTGTTGATCAAGTCCAAGACTATCCAGTGGAAGATCGACAAATGTGCGGTCTACCTTCTCATGAACAATGATTTCTAATGCATGACCAGCAGGATCACGGCGAATAACATACTGATCCAAGTGAAAGACTCTTATGCCACCCTCGGGTACCAAGTAGATCAGGCTATTGCCAGTAACAATGAGGTGTTTTAACGCTTCAAAGACTCCCACGCGCATGGCACCGGTTTCAATTTCTGTCATCAGAAAGCGTTCACATTGGGTCAAAGCCTCATCCACATGCAGCTTGAGCTTGGGGTCAACATCTGCTAACTCGACCTCTTGCACCACCAGGCGAAAGAAGGGACTGTTGGGTGGAAGTAAAGCCAAAAGCAGTTTAGCAGCCAAATTATTAACCCCGCGAGAACCAATCCCTTGCCAGGGCGTGACAAACTGAGTCTGGCCTGGGCGCATCATAAGGTACGGTTGAGTTAGCTCAGCGCATTCACGGGAACGCTCCAAGAAGAGGTGACGTTTAATGGCGAACTTCTCATAGCGGCTTTTAAGGGAGTCCGTACCAAGTAGATCAGGTTTAATCACAGAACTCATGCATCACCATCGGGTAAAGGTATGTTGAGGCCACCTCCAGCGAATAACCCTTCCACCTTCTGCTTCTTGCGCAAGGCAGACTTTTGCTTAGCTCGAAGATCGAGTTTGGTTTCCAAAGGAGATTTAATGCCCAGAGATAATTGACCGGGTTTGATGTCATTCAAATGACTATTTCCAGAGAAGGCATCCTGCATCTTGGGTGGTTCAGGCGCTGGTGGAGGTGCAGGCAGACTAGCAGAAGGTGGGTTGAACGTTGGTGCGCCTCGGTCTTGAGAGGCCATATACATCGTGCCGAGCATGCTGGTGCCGGCCATGGCTACCATCGCGGTAACTGGATCGCACATGAGAGGGGACTCCTAGGTTGAGAAGAGAGGGGTTATTTAACGGATTAAAAGGTTTACGTTCTGATTAAGATGCAGGCTCATTTGAAGATGAATCTTTCTGAGTAATTTTCTTCAGCTTGCTAGCAAATAGATTTGTCGCATCTCGGAGAGCTTGATCCGCCAAATGGGCATAGCGCTGTGTCGTAGCAGCCTGGGTGTGGCCCAACAGCTTGCCAACAATGCTCAGGCTCAAGCCGCTGGAAACTAAGTGAGACGCATAGGTGTGACGCAGGTCATGGATGCGCAGGTTTTCGATTCCTGCTTTTTTTAGAACTGTAGCCCAGAATTTTTTTATCTCGTAAAGTGGCTCACCAGGTTTGCGTCCTGGAAATAAATATTGACTCTGGGAGTGGCTCTGAGAGCCTTCTTTAATTTGGAGTAAGAATGCCAAAGCTTCCTCTGACAAAGGGACATGTTCCGTTTTCTTTTGCTTGGTTAAATGCGAGGGTTTTATCCAAACACCTCGATTAAAGTCAAACTGATCCCAAGTGGCATTGAGAACTTCTCCTTTGCGTGCACCTGTTAGAATGAGCATCTTAATAGCATCAGCAGTTGGGTAACCGTTATATTGATCCAAAACTTGCCAAAGTCGGTCTAGCTCTTCATCCTGCAACCAGCGTTCTCGTTTTTCTTCAAAGTATCTTGATACTCCAATGACGGGGTTTTTATCCACCCATCCCCAATTCACAGCTAAGGAAAACATTTTCGATAAAAGGGCAAGCACGCGATTTGCTTGATAGGGTTTATGTAAGAGTTTTTGATGTAAGTGGGAGATATCTTTTTGGGTTATCTCTTTGACATGAATTTTGCCAATTGCAGGAATGATAATCCTTTCCAATAGCCATATATCTCCTTCGCGACTCTTTTTACGTTTATGAGTGCTGGCATGCCCAGCAATGTATTCATCAGCCAGGTTGCTGATCAAATAAACCTTATCAGCTGGCTGCTGCTTTTTTGAAGGATCAATACCCAAACTTACTTGGCTTGCGAGGGTTTTAGCCTGCTCTCTGGCTTGCTCTGTTGTGATTTTACCATGAACGCCTATTTTATGGCGTTTTTCTTGCTTAAGGTTGTTACGGTATTGATAAAGGTATGTTTTGGTGCCGCCTGGATTAAGCCTTACACCAAACCCTTTAATTTCGTCATCCCAAATACAGTAATCCTTGTTAGGATTGCTCGCTAATTTATCAACAAACTTTTTTGTTAAATGAGGCATATTTAATCTAACCAAATTTCTACACAACATCAGTACGGTAGCATATCGGTAGCAACTTGGCGAGTAAAAAAGAGTATACTGGTGAAAAGATGCGCAAAGCGAATATAAAACAATCAGCGAAAAATAATAGCTTATAGAAGAAAAAGTAAATCTAAGGTAATATAAACTACGAGAGAATCCTAGATTCGTAATCAGTGGGTCGGAGGTTCAATTCCTCTCTTCGGCACCATATTTTTCCTACGCTTTTGTCAAATCTAACTTCTCTGATCCTTGTTCTGGTAAGCAAATAGGAGACACTTAACTAAAGAAGGATAACATAGGCTGAAGGAGCTCTTCTACAACCCCTGGGTTTTGGAGAGCGTGGAAAAGAGTTAGGGACGCCCTGACCATATGAAGGCTTCTGCTGGAAGCTTTCGTTCTTCTGGTAAACCTTGC